TTTTCTAGGTTACCTAAATTTTCAAAAGAATTAATGTTATGTGATTCCGAAATGAAGCTTTATAATTATTTCAATCTAACAGAAGAAGAAATACAGTATATTGAAGATAATGTTAAATAATTACATAGAACATAGTAGAAACCGTGAATACATGAGCGGTATTGAGCGTGACAAGCTTCGTGTTAAACAAACATCAGAAGTTTTCACGCCAACGGAACTGGTGCAAGAAATGTTGGATGAACTAGATCAAGAACTATTCAAGGATATATCCAAGAAGTTCCTAGACCCATCTTCTGGTGATGGACAGTTCCTAAGTGAAGTAGTAATTAGAAAAATGGAATTAAGTGGTTGTACATTGGAACATGCACTATCAACTACATACGGTGTAGAGTTGATGGAAGATAACGTAAAACTTTGTAAGGAGAGATTGGCAGGGCCGAACCCAACAAAGGAAATATTGGCAATATTGGACAATAACATAGTATGTGCTGACTCACTCAAATATCATTACAGGTTCGATGGCACACCACCTTATAGTACGGATCTAGAATTAAAATCAAATGAGTTCTTTTCTTTTTAAAAATAACTTCAAAATTATTAGGATATACGAAATATATTTCGTATATTTAGTGAAACGATAAAACTTTTTCTATGTCCCAACTCACAGGTACAACAATTAGTGCCAGTAATTTATTAGCCAATTCCATTGTTACTGCCAGTGGCTCGAGTACAGGTATTGGTATACCGCGGTACCGCGAAGTACCACCTAAACCTATTTTTATTTTCGGTGTACCTTCCGGCACACCCCACGTCGAGGTGGATAAGATTACAAATAAATTATTCGAAAGATTAACAGACTACCATGTATTGGTAATAGTAAATGCACACATTGGATACACAGCTAAAGTATATTCGGTATCAGGTGATTTTATACATGATTTAGATGATATAAAAAATTACATAAAATCGAAACTTTAACACGTTTTAACATTATGTTTTCCATATTTTCCTATATATATATAAACACCGCGAGTAGGAAAAGACTCGTAAATAAAACCATAAAAACTAAATATTAATTTTTAAATTCAAACACAATGGCAATTGACATTAATGCAATCCGTGGTAGACTGAACAAGCTACAAAACACACAAAGAAAATCTGATCTTCAATGGAAACCGACTCCTGGTAAACATCAATTGAGAATCGTACCTTACAAATATGACAAGGATAATCCTTTCATAGAATTATTTTTCCACTACAACGTAAACAACAAAACCTATCTGTCCCCAAGTTCATTTGGTAGACCTGATCCAATTGTGGAATTCGCCGAAAAACTGAAAAGAATGGGTGATAAAGAAGATTGGAAATCTGCAAAACAAATGGAGCCAAAACTTCGTACATTCGTTCCAGTATTGGTTCGTGGTGAAGAGGATCAAGGAGTAAAGTTTTGGGGATTTGGTAAAACTGTATATCAAGAAATTCTTGGTTACATTGCTGATCCTGATTACGGTGATATCACTGACCCGATTGCTGGTAGAGATATTTCGGTAGAGTATATTTCTGCAGAAGATGCAGGTGCATCTTACCCTAAGACAATTGTCAGGGTTAAACCCAACAAGACACCATTACATGATGATGTTGAAAAGGCAAAATCATTTATAAGTAATCAAGTTGAGGTTACGGAAATGTATTCGGAATTATCCTATGATGAACTTAACACCGTACTACAAGGGTGGCTGAATCCGGATGGTGATGGTGATACTACAAAATCGGTTACACAGGAAAATTTATCACCCAAACCGGTAACTGAACAAAGTGCACCATCGAGTACCCGATCACATCCAGTTGAAACCGAAACCTCAAACTCTAAACCGAGTGAAGTGGGTGCAGCATTTGATGCACTGTTCAAGAATAACTAAACCCCAGAAACATAATGGCAAAGAAAAAAGTGAGTAAACCAACTCCTGAGCTTGCCGATATTCTGGCTGATGAACTCAACAAATTTGATAAGACACAAAAAGTAGCATACTTTTTAGACCAACACGATTCCCCAACCGAAATAGATGGTTGGGTATCGTTTGGTAATGATGTTTTGGATTTAGTTGTTTCAAACAGGCCGAATGCTGGAGCTCCAATTGGGAGAATTATAGAAGTTACCGGGATGGAACAATCTGGTAAGTCCTTATTATCGGCACATTTACTAAAATCAACTCAACAGGCAGGCGGTGTAGCTGTGATGATTGATACGGAAAATGCGGTTAGTTTCGAATTCTTGGAAGCAATCGGAGTAGATATAAGTAAGATGATATATGTTCAAGCGGATTCGGTAGAATCGGTATTTGAACTAATGGAAGTTGTCATCGTCAAGATGCGAGAACATGGGAGTGATGTTCCAATGACCATAGTTGTTGATTCCGTGGCAGCCGCGAGTACCAAAGTGGAACTTGCCGCAGATTATGACCAAGCGGGATATGCGACTCAAAAGGCGATTATCATTTCCAAGGCAATGCGAAAGATTACCAATATGATTGGTAGACAAAAAATTCTCGTATCCTTTACGAATCAGTTAAGAATCAACTTAGCTGCAATGGCGTTCGGTGATCCCTACACCACAAGTGGCGGAAAGGCATTACAATTTCATGCATCTGTTCGTTTACGTTTAAAACCAAAAGGACAGATTAAACAAGGTGATAGAATTGTAGGAATGAAAGTACAATGTCAGGTCGTAAAAAACAGGCTCGGCCCACCAAAAAGAACAATGGAATTCGATATTTTCTTTGATAGGGGTATTGATAACTTTGGTTCATGGTTAAAGGTTCTTACAGAGGCCAAGGCCATCAAAAAAGGTGGGGCTGGCTGGTATACAGCTATAAATCTAACGACTGGTGAGGAATTCAAATTCCAGGCCAAGGATTTCGAGGGTATATTAAAAAATAACGATGATTTAAGACAACAGTTATATTCAGCTCTTTGTGAGGAAATGGTCATGAAGTATCAACAAGTGGATACATCCGATCCGGATAGCTTAACATTCACGGATTCAGAAGTAGATGAATCCGATAGAGTAGTTGAAGAAAATTAAAAATTAAATAAAGGTTATAATATATTTACAAGATGGTGTACATATACGTACCATCCAAAGTAAAGGACAATTACAATTAATTAATTGTCTTATAGATATTGGGTATATATTTAAAACAATATGGCAATATGATTGGGAAACTAATCAACAATATGAACTTAAAAAATTAATACAATTTATAAATGAAACAGTTACATAAAGATATTTTAGAATCAATAAAAACTCAGCCCGTCCGCCCGAGTACACGTAATGGTCGTGTACTTATAGTGGACGGGCTGTGACTGAACACCTTTATTCGATGTTGGTCAAGTATACCAACTATGAACGAAGATGGTGAACACGTTGCTGGTGTTACTGGTGTATTAAAATCAATAGGTTTAGCAATACGCACCGTGAAACCCACTAGGGTCATCGTAGTGTTCGATGGTAAGGGGGGATCCACTTCCAGAAAAAAGGTATTCAGTGGTTACAAGGAAGGTAGGGAAAAGAATAAATTAAGGGTAAATCGACAGTACGCTGATATGATGAACGAGGAAGATGAACGTACATCTATGAAACGTCAATACGTTTGGTTATCCGATATGATAGATCACCTACCCATGACAACCATGATGTACGATGGCATAGAAGCGGATGATGTTATGGCTTACATAGCAACCGATTTACTAAAAGAAGATGAGCAGGCGGTGTTGATGTCAACCGATAAGGATTTTTTACAACTTGTCAATGACACCACCATCGTCTGGTCACCTACTAAAAAGAAAATATATAACAAACAAACGATAAAGGAAGAATTTGGATTGGAATCTAAGAACCTATTGTTATATAGGGTATTGGATGGCGATGTCTCGGATAGAATTCCTGGAGTTAAGGGTGTGGGATTAAAGACTCTTTTGAAACGAATACCCGAAATCTCCGGTGAAGAACAAATGCAAGTAAGTGATTTACTTAGGTTGGCGGAAGAAAAACGTGGTAAAATCAGAATATATGATACTATATTGGAATCCAAGGAACAAATTCTAATGAACGAGAAACTTATGCAATTGAAATCTACCACCATGATAAATGGTATCTCCAAGATGAAAATCTTGGATCTATATAATGAAGAACTCAAACCAGTAAACAAAATGAATTTCTTCAAAGTTTGTATGAAGTATAAGGTTATCAACAATATGGGAGATATTAACAAGTGGCTACACACTACTTTCAGTAATTTGATTACAGAAAAATAATGGATACAAGTGAACAACTAGATACCTTACAAGAATTTGGCCATAGTTTTCAGACAAAAGTAATAGCAGCATTATTAACGGATATTAAATTTTTAGATTCATTATCCGATATAATGCATATTAAATTCTTTGAATCTGAAGCTAACAAATGGATTGTGGGGGAAATTATAGATTACCATAGACAATATAAGAAATCACCATCAATGGATGTTTTCAAGGTACAGTTATCGAAAATAGATGATAATAGTATCCTTAAAAAAACAGCGGTGGATCAACTCCGTCATGTTTATACAAGCGTGGGTAACCTTGATATGGATTATATTAAAAATCAATTCACTAATTTTTGTATAAACCAAAATTTAAAGGTAGTTATATTAAAATCGGTCGATTTACTAAAAATTGGTTCATATGATAAAATAAAGGAACTTACCGATGAGGCACTAAAAGTGGGTACACAAGTCGATTTGGGCCACAACTATACGGAGGATTATGCGGAAAGATATGATGAAGATAAACGAACTACGATAAAAACCGATTGGGATATAATCAACGACTTGATGAACGGTGGTCTGGGACCAGGTGAATTAGGTGTAGTGGTTGCACCAAGTGGTGTGGGTAAATGTATAGGTGGTGATTCAACAATTGAAATACAGTATGATGAAATCGGATTTGAATTAGATAATGGGTATATTTTATGGTGTAAACCTTGGTATGTAATTCAATTGAATGATAATATTAATATAACGGCAAAACAGGCTCAATTATTAATTTCCACCAATGGAAACGGTAAAACTATGTAAAATTTTATTTTTTTATATTTATATTAAACTATTATAATGGAATATATAGAATGTAAAATTTGTGGATTTGAGGGGAAGTCATTGACAAGTCATATAGCTCGGAAACATAATATGAAAATATCCGAATATAAATCTAAATATGGTGTAGATGTTGTTCAAATAATGCCAGAATCACAAAAACAATATCTTTCTGAATTATGGAAAAATAGAATGAAGGAATCTATCTGGCAAGATAAATATAATAAAAATAAAACTTCTATTTGGTCGGAGAAATATTGGATAAATTTGGGATATTCCAATCAAGGTGCAAAGAACAAAATTTCAGACATACAACGTAAGAATTCCAAGAAACGTGATTATGATAAATCACCTAGTACATTAACAAAGGAATTTTGGATTAATAGGGGATACTCAAATGATGAATCAAAGAAACTAATTTCAGATATACAGTCAAAATTATCAAACGTTTCTCCTAAGTTTAGTGGTAAAGCTCATAGTAAAAAAAGTAAATTAAAAACATCGAACTCTATGAGAAAATATATCACTAATTTTGGTAAAGATAAATGGGTTGGTCATTTTGGTGATTTTAATGATATAAAATACAGAAGTGAAGATGAAATAGATATATTTAATTTTATATCAAATGAATTAAAATTCCAAGCCCAATCTAATGTTTTTATATCTGGATATAATGTGGATATTATAGTAGGAAATAAAATAATAGAATATTTTGGAATTTTTTGGCATGCACATACTGATTTATTTGAAGATAATGACATGCATCCTATAATAAATAAAACTGCATTAGAGATTAGGAAATATGATTTGGATAAAATTAACACATTACGGAATTTAGGATACGATGTACTGGTTGTGTGGGAAAATGAATACAATATTAATAAAAAATTAATAAAAGAATCGATTCGTAAATATTTACAATGATACATAAAAGAACTATTACAGAAAAAATTAGAATTGATGATTTTTTCGAATTAAATAAAATACCTGAAATAGAAAATCATTTCGAAGATTTAGAATATGATATTAAAGTAAATACACCGTATGGATTTCACAAAGTCCCATCAGTTTGTAGAACTGTAAAACAAGTAGCGATTCGAATTTACTTTACCAATAATGTTACACTTGAATGTGGGTGGGAACATAAATTAAAAGTAAACGGTGAATGGAAGGAAGTCCGCGATATCAATATGGATACCGATATCATAGAAACCGAGAGCGGAACTACTAAAATTAGACGTATTAAGGAAAATAAAGAGAAAATTTTATATGATATAATGGTCGATACGGTTCACTGCTTTTATGCAAATGGTATATTATCACATAATACGTGGATACTAACCGCAATAGGTGCAGCCGCGGTAAAACAAGGATTGACCGTTGCACATTATTCAATGGAATTATCCGAATTTTACGTGGGTCAGAGATACGATACAGTGTTCACAGGAATACCGACAAAGGAACATCCTGATAGGCGGGATGATCTTGAATCAAAGATAAAAACACTCCAAGGAAAACTATTCATAAAATATTTCCCACCAAGGGGGGTAACTTCTAAAAAATTAGAACAACACATCGATAAGTTATCGGCATCGGGTAATAGACCCGATTTGATTATTGTTGATTACGCAGATTTACTGTTATCATCCAACAAGAACAATGATTCCACATACGCTGAACAAGGTGGTGTGTACATTGAATTACGTGGTATGAGTGGTGAAATGGGTATCCCTATCTGGACTGCATCTCAAACAAACAGATGTTGTGAAATTTCTGAACTGGTAGACACAAAACAAGGCAAAATTGAAATTGGTAAAATTAAAGAAAACGATGAAATTTTAACACACGATGGTTATAAAAAAGTAACAAGGGTTTTTCCAATTGAAACCCAACCTGTATATGAAATTACATTAAAAAGTGGAAAAACAGTAAAATGTTCATTACGTCACGAATTTCCTGTAAAATATGGAAAGCTTAAATCGTTAGAAAGTGGATTAAAAGTTGGTGACAAATTATTTACAAAAAAATCATAAAAAATTTGTGTATCCGTTCCGATTTTATAAAAGCCTTATATTTATAATAAAGAGACATTGTGGAATTATATTATAAAAACGTCGATCATATTTTAAGGGTGAAACCTTTTAATGAATTTGACAATATAACGGATTATATTATAGAACAATTGAATGGAGTTGTAGTGGAATTTACTAAACAGGAAATTCAAAGTAAATCATTACATATCAAAACTTTAATTAAATATAATGTAGATGGTAATTGGGTTGATAAAATAAATGAAAGTAAAAAGTTTGGAAATGATAGTAGTTCATTAGACTGCTTTATTACCAGATATGGTGAAAATATTGGGAAGCAATTATTTGATGAAAAGTTAAAAAACTCTATTATAACTGAAAAAGATTATATAATAAAATTTGGTAAACTATTAGGTAAATCTGAATGGAAGGAATTGTGTAAATCAAAAGGCAACTTTTCAGAACAACATTTTATAGATAAATTTGGTAAAAAACTTGGTAGACAAAAGTGGCAGGAAATATTGACCAAAAAATTAAAAACTCAAAAAGAGAATTTTAAGAATAAAAAATGGAAAAATGGACGAACACTTGAAGAATATCAAGAACGATATGGTATAGAAGATGGATATAATCGATGGAAATTGCGAAATGATAAACACAAATATAGATTATCCCGTGATTATTATATAGATAAATATGGTAAAGAACGAGGTTCAATTGAATATAGATTATATGTAGAACAAAATATTAGAAATTTTAAATCGACTGGTGGTTATAGTAAAATATCCCAACGATTGTTCAATCAAATTTACAATAAATTAAACCGAAAACTTCAAGAAAAATGTAAATATGCAACTTGCGGTGGAGAAGTTAGATTTTTTATGAATAATGATAAGTTATTTTTAACCGATTTTAAATGTGGTAATAAAATAATTGAATATGATGGAACATATTGGCATAGTTTTAATGATACACAAAACAATGACAAAATAAAGCAATCGTTTTTAGAAAGTAAAGGATATACTGTTTTAAGAATACCGGAATCAGACTACCTAAAAAATAAACAACAAGTTATAAACAAATGTATAAATTTTATAAATGAAACAACATAATTTAAATCCGAAAGATTTTGAAATGGATGAAATCGTTTCAATTGAATTAATCGGTGAACGAGAAACCGTAGATATAACAGTAGAAGATACTCATATGTTTTTCGCTAATGGTATATACACCCATAATTCAGGCATTGACTCGGAAGTAATTGAAGCCGATAAAATAGCTGATTCATATGCAAAGGTAATGAACGCCGATTTCATTATGAGTTGGAGTAGAAGGGCAAAGGATAAGTTGAACAACACCGCACGTGCACATATTATGAAAAATAGATTCGGACCCGATGGAATCACGTTCCCATGTAAGATGGATACGTTTAACGGGGTTATAGAAGTTTATGATGGTAACTCCCCACAGGGTATAATAACATCCAAGGAAACAGAGAATGGTAACTCCGTTCAGAAACAATTACTTCATAAGAAGTATCTTGATACAATGGGAGTTATTTTGTTCCTTTTATCGGTTCTACCGATTTTGGGT